GCTTCGGGTGCGGAACGGTGTTCAGCTCTACGCAAGGGATGAGGGCGCGGAACTTGCCACTCCGAATACTCAGTCGGTTAGTCGGCGTCAGGTTCATGCTGACGACTTCTTTACAGTTCGTGATCGCCTTGTAGAAGGTTGCGGCGTTGGGGGCGCAAGCGAGGTCTAGGTCAATGGGACAACCCAAACTCATGACGCCGTTGGTGGCACGGATGTTCCCGTTCTCTATAGCGTAGTGCTTCATTTCCAGAGAAGAGGCTTTGTTGGCGACCGCACCTTTCACGAACTTAATCGTATTGAGGATTTCCATGGTGACTCCGGGGTGTTGCTGTTACTGTCGCCGAGCCTCTGGGTGGGAGAGGGACCCGGCGACAGCGGGGCGGTTCCGTGAGTGGGGTCCGCCTTAGTGGACAGCCCCGGCGCGAACCGGGGCTGAATCCTTACGCAGGGGCCGCAGCGGGCGCGGCAACCGGAGCGCCGACAGCGATGCCGTGGAACTTGCGCCACTTGCGGAACGCGGACTGGACCCGACTAGCCTTCAGGGCTTCCTGACCTTCGACGAGGTTCGCGTTGTACGCGTCAACCTGTTCCTTGACCTGCGCCGAAGTCGGGGTGCCGTTGGCGGCTTCCTTCGCGGTCTCGATCAGGCCCCACGCGATTGCCGACTTGGAACCCTCCATGGGGCGGAGGATACCGTTGGCGGTTTCACGTACCACCTTGGGCTTCGCAGCCTTGGGTTCTTTCTTGGCGGCGGTCAGCGCCTTTTTGGCGACGGTCAGCGCTTTCTTGGCTTCCTTCAGCGCCTCGGCGGTGGTCACCTTGGATTCCTTGGTGGTACCGGCTTCGGCTTCCAGGCGGGCTACTTCGGCATTCCAGCCGTCCAGCGATTCCTGACCGGCCTTGTGGTCGGCGGCGTTTTCGTCGGTCAGTTCACCGATCGACTTCATGTACGCTGCGGCCTGTTTCGCGTTGCCCTTGGCTTCCTTCAGCGAGGCGTTCGCCGTGGTCAGCGCGGTCTTCGCGGTGTCGGCGGCTTCCTGAGCGGTTGCAACCGTGGCTTCGGCCTTGGTTACGCCTTCAGCGGCGGCGGCGATCTGTGCTTCTTTATCTTCGACGTTGTCGTTCATTGCTTTGTGCTCCTGCGAATGATTGGGTTACTCCGTACACTCTGTCTAGCACGGGGCTGAGGAGGCTGCAAGGACTTTTCTGCGGCCCTTGGTAGATTTATAGGTTAGAAGGGCACTTCCTCCGTATATGCCGGACAGGCATTAACGATAACGCGGGCGGGTGGGCGCTGACCCTCGGCCAACGCACAGACTTCTGTGTCATCGTTGAAGTGGGTGCAGGTCAGGCACGTCTTGTAGAACTTGGCGCGCTGGATGACCTCCATCAAGGACCGCACGAGCAGGCGGGTGTCTTCGTCGGCGGGTAGGGTCATAGAGTTACTCCTAGAAAGGTATATCATCGTCCCAGTAATCCCCACCTCCTTGGTAGAACGCGGCGGTCTGCGCCTGCGCCACCACGGAGGCCAGCGGGTCCGGGTCGGGTTCGTGGAGCATCATCCTGCCCTTGGTCAAGTCCAAGGTGCTAGGTTCAAATCGGTGGCCGATGAAGTCGTACCCCGTGATTTCGGGGTATTTCGTGTTCGTCCATACGTTGATGAACTTGGGCATATTCAGGTCACCCGCAGCTTCCAACGCTTCCTGGATACTCCTCGGGGCTGGCCCTTGGCCCCCGTGTTCGCGCCACCACTCCTCGGCCTTGCGCCTCGGGAATGAATTGTAGGCGTGTTCAAAGCAGACCCACGTTTTGAACATGGAGACGCCCGAACGGTAGGTCACGCGCATCGTGTCCAGCTTGTCGCCTTTACCCTCGTTGAACGTGGCGGTCATTTCGTGGACACTGAACACCTCGAACTTCCTAGGTTCCGGCTCGGGCAGCCCAAGCGGGTTTGAGCCGCTGACGAGCGCCGACTTACTGGCCATCGTCCTGAGTTTGGTCTCCGCCGGGAACGCGAACCCACATTCCGGACAGACCTTGACGCTGGTGTGGTGGAAGGTCCACGGTTCGCAGTTCTTGCAGGTCCTGACAGGCGCGTCACCTCCAGCCCCTTTCTTCCGAGCCTTGGGGATGTTTGGGTAGTTGATCGGTCCAAGCCGCTCGGTGTTGCCGCAGAAGTCAAGGACGCGGGCGTTCAGCTTACCGCTTTCCATAATGCTGGCCAGCCGCCCCTCTAACGTGCTGATGTCGTGCAGCGGGGGTCCGCCGTTGTGTCCGATGTGGTTTACCCACGCGGGTCGGGTCATGCGGCCGACCATCTGGACCCATAAACCCGGAGACCGTGTTAGACGTAAACATACCATAAGGTCCAACCATGGATCGTTGTACCCTGTCGTCAGGATGTCGCGGTTCGTGACGCCCCACAATTCGCCCCGCTTGTGAGCCGCAAGGATTTCGTCGCGATCGTCGCTTCGGGTGTGGACGGCTCGTGTCGGATACCCCTTGTAAGTGAACATATCAGCGATCAGGTCTGCGTCGTCAACGGACTGTGCGAAGATCAACGCGCGCTTGCGATTCTCGTCCTTGGCCAGTTTGATGGAGTAGTCCACCGCGCGTTCGATGATGTCCTGATCGTGCATGGCAGCGGACGCCTCGCTGGACTTGTAGTCGCCGCTTGACAGTCCGATGTCTGTGTCATCAACTTGAAAGCCGGGGTCAGTCGGCACTGGTCGGATCAGGTACCCGTGCTCCACCGCCCATAGGAACGACTCTCCGTGTCCGATGTCGTACACGACTTCGTCGAACAGTCCCATCTCCGTGAGTCTACCCCCTTTCATCCGGTAGTCGGTGGCGGTGTACCCGATGATGATCAGGTTGGGGTTCTTCGCCTTGAGGTCAGCGATGAACAACCCGTACAGGCTGGCGTCGTTGTCCGACAGGCGATGTGCCTCGTCAATGATCAGGAAGTCCACGTGCCCGAACGACTTGGCGCGCTTCGCCACGCTGTTGATCATGGCGAACGTCACCTGCGTCCGGGTGTCGCGACGCTTCAACGACGCAGCGTAAACCCCCGCCGGGCATTCGGGCCAGAGCTCCATTGCCTCCTCGTAGTTACTGGCGACCAGTTCCTTGACGTGGCACGCCTGCACCATCCGGACGTGAGGGTACCGACTCAGCATCGCCCAGATGAACATCGCAATGTTCAGGGACTTGCCGAGGCCAGTGGCCATCACGACCAGAGGGTTCTTACCGTAATGAGCGGGGTCGTGCAGGAACCTCCACAGAGCCGTATGACTGTCCATCTGATAGTCGCGTGGGTTCTTCCTCATCAGTCAATCTGCTCCCAGTCGTCGCAACCCTGCGGAATGAAGTTCTTCGGTATGATCTGGCGATATTTGGCACATTCCCACTCGCCACCCGCAACAGGTAGCGCAAAGATGCAGGATCTGCAAGACTTCTGCATCGCCTTCTGGTAATGGCAGATTTCACGGAAGTCGCAGTACCGACATTCGAACCAAGACGGGTCCTCTGTCAACTTGGCGGGCGGTGTTCGCTGCGTCAGAATCTTCATGGCTCGTTCGGCATAGTGCTCCGCGACCTCGGGCTTGTAATGGATCACCTCGGGGTGGATGTCGTCGTTGTTCTTGTTGACCGCGATGTACAATGCCCACTTCAGACCGAAGAAATGCATGTATTGTTGCATCTGAGCGTAATGCTCAGGCTTCGCCGACAAGACGCCCTTCTTAACAAGGTTCGTGAACGATTTTTCGTTGTGGGTCTTGTTCTCGAACAGGCCCCAACCCAACCCGGCGACCTCTGGGAACCATTCGTCCAGACCGATGACACAACCATCGCCTGAACCAGCGTAGTGACCCTTTCCGGTATACGCGGGGTTCCCGAACTTGTCGAACACTGGCCACGGCTCGGCGTCTACGTCAACACTGAACCCCCATTGCTTCGGTCCTTCGCCCCTGTCAGTTGCACGTTTGATATGAACCGGGTCGTCGCTGACATCGTCACATTCGGACCACGCTGCGTCGTCTTCTGCATCCCAGCCGATGCAAACGTAACTGTCAGATCCGTCGTGGTACATAAGGCGCTGAGCGTAGTCTTGTATCTGGACCCCCGGTATGGCACGAAGCCAACGGACGACCCGGTGTTCCTCCTCGTGTCCCCGGTTGAACAGGCGCATCATCCGGCCTCCGTGCTTTGTGCGATGCGCCCACCGCCAACCGTACCACAACTGACGGGCGCATTTTTTCCCAACACTACTCGCCCCGAGGTGCGCCCGTGGCGGTTCTGTCAGCGCCTCCTGAGACGCAGTGTCCAGAGCCTTCTTGAATGTGTCAACGCTCATGCGTCTTCCCCTAGATTAATGAAATGTCGGCCCTTCCGGGCGGCGTGTAGACCCTTGCGGGCGTGCTGATCGCACCAGTTGTTGACCCACCCGGCTTTATGCCTGTTCGGGTCCGCGTGGCCCTTGACGTGTCGGCTGGTGATGAGTTGAAATCGTACGCCCCACGCGGAGGCCATCGCCTCGCGCCATAGGGCGACCAAGTTTTCGGCATTCGTCTGGCCCTGGATGAGTTGTTCCACCGCCATACAGTCACTCCTCACAAGAGCCTCTGTAGATCCCCTGTTGCTGGCGATGTACAGACCGTTGAGTGCTGCCATGACCTCAGCCTCTGTTGAGTTGCGCACATTACCACGGAACGTGCCGTAACCCTTGATCGGGAGGGGGTGATGGTCGATTCGGACCCACGCCGACCAACCCCCTACCCGCTTCGTGTGGTCATAACTGGCGTCAGTCAATACCGTGGCCCGCATTACGCGGACCCGATCTGTACTGCGCCGCGCGGAGCTCCGCCGACCTGACGGTCCATGCGGACCTTACTGGCGTCGGCCCGTGCCGCGCCGTTGGTCGTTACGCGAGCTGCTCTAAAAGAACCGAGTTTGCCGAACTCCTCTTCCAAGGCGGAAGCGATGATGTCCACGGGGACGAGCGAGTTGAGGCCGGTTGCCGTGACGGTTGCTGTTTCCTTTGATTTCAGCGCTTTCTCGTTTTCGAGGCGCATGGCGTGCAGGCGAGTGCAGAGCGCGTTTGCGATGTACCGCTGTCCCTTGTTCCGGGTGCCGTACACGCCGGACTTGAACCCGTCCGAGGCAAGCTTGCTGACCTGCTCCAGGACGAATGGCCACATGGCGTAGAAAGTGGCGCGAGCATTCTGGCGACCGGCGAGGCTCAGATAGACCTTCTTGGTGTTGGTCGTGGTGGCGACCGCCTCGCAACCGTAGAATCGGGCGACTTGCGTGGCAAGGCGACGCTTCCATGTGGCGTTGACGTCCAACTTGGCGCGGTCCAGGCCGACGGGGTCCTGCTCGTCCAGCTTGCCTAGTTCCAGAAGGTCAATGCCGTGCTGCTCCATCATGGCCTGAGCCTTCTGCATGAAGATTGCGGCTTCCTCTGCGTTGTCGGTGCCTTCGGCCTTGGCGATGATCTTGGCGATTTTGTCTGCGTAGTTCATTTTGGACTCCGTTGGTGTGCTGTTGCTGTACCCTGAGTCTATAGCACCTCCGAAAAGGAAGCAAGAGGAAAATTTGGAGGACGGCGCTGGTATCGAACCCGCGTGGCGGGATTTGCAATCAAGTGCGTCGACCGGCCATAGGTGGGACGTCCCGTAGGGACGCCCCGAAGCTTCAGCCTTGTTGCCACGGCGCAGGCGCAGCGGTCGCCACGGGTGCAGCGGGTGCCGCAGGCGCAGGCGCAGGCGCAGGCGCAGGCGCAGGCGCAGGCGCAGGCGCAGGCGCAGGCGCAGGCGCAGGCGTAGGCGTAGGCGCAGCGGGTGCCGCAGGGCCTGTCGCAACACCACCACCTCCGGACTGCCCCGGAGGGTTGCCGTTCATGTCCAGGAACGCCTTCACGTCGTTGCTGAACTTGGTCGGGTCGTCGTTGCGCGGCACCTTTTCAACACGAACCCGGAAGGGACGACCGTGAAGCTGTTGCGTGTCCTGGATCTGCATGATGCCGGTGACGTGGCAGATTGCGGAAAGATCCCGCATGGCGATCTCCACCGCTTGCGCGTTGGGGTTGGCCACGTTAAGGCGAACGGTCAGGCGTTTGCCCTTCAGTTCCGGCTCGATACAGGACAGGTCAAAGACCAGCATCGTTCCGTCGCCCTTCTTGGTCTGCTTGACGTCGGAGCCGACGATCTGGAACCCGTACTCGCCGGTTTCGAAGATGTCGCCGCCGCCCGTGGACGGGTCGTAGTCCTGTGCATTGAAGTTGATTTGTACCATCTGTGTTTCTCCTTGTGACGGTCGGTGTTACTCTTGAACCGACTAGCTTGCCGGTGCAAGAATCTTGTTGATCAGGTGCGTCAGGTCGGGGTATTCAACCTCGTCTAGAACGCCTGAGCGGTCTTTGGCTTCCACGTTGAACGCTGCATGCGTCCGGAGCGCGTGGAAGGTGGCCCCCGTGGTCGGGTCCTTGTCGGTATAGGCGTGGAAGACCATATCAAAGAGGTAAGGAAGTTGCGGACCGACCTGTTGACCGGGCGCGGTCGGGCTGGCCTTCTCGACCCCCGTGATCGGGTCCTTGACGCTGGTCTGCTTTGCCGTGATGACCACGTGGAAACCGGGCAAGTCGCGGAACTTCTTGACCAGTTCAATGACACGCCCTGCCATCTCACCATAAGCCTGACGCGGATCCTTGGTCTTGGCCTTCTCAGCCTGGAGACACTTTTCAGTGATCTCGCTGATGGAGTCAAGGGCCAGCGTAAGAATCCCGTAGGACGTAGCGTTGTCACGACACCATTCGTAGGCGGCTTCCACCGTCTCAATGGAATGTACCTCGATGACTGGCGTGGCGGGGTCTAGCAACCCCTCGTCAATCATCTTCTTGTACGTGAGTAGGCCAGCCTCGGCGCTGATTATGATCGGCTTGGGGGCGGTGCCGCAGAGGCGGGTCTTACCCGCCCCTGCTGAACCATACACAAGGATCTTGATCCCGTGTGTGGTCGCCGCTTCACCGACCGTGGTGAATTTAAGATTACTGTGATTCATGTCAATACCACGCGTTCCACGAGATCATCTTATGGGCCATATGGTGAACCAGCCGGGTGAGTAGGGGAGCCCGGTAGCGTTCGGGCATCCGATTGATGTTGTCCACCAGCTCCATATGCGTATGGTAGCTTTCGCTGCTTAACGTGTCGATCTGGTGTTCCAGCGCAATACGCGCCATTTCGGGTTGGTGCAGACTCATATTGTCTCCTCTGCTTGTTTGATGCCCCGCCGCTTTACGGTCCTTTGCGTTTCGGGCGGCGGGGCTAGTCGGTCCCATTTATACGCGGTTAGGTAGAGTGAGCAGCCGCGCTTTCACATAACCGACTATTCTTCGACGACCTCGGCGTCCTCGCAAGCCTCGCCGCATATCAGCCGCTCGACCTCGCGGTAGGTGTCCGCCCCGATCTGGTCGCGATAGGTGGTCAACCGACTGGTCACCTCGGACAATGCCAGCTTGTGGAAGACCTCGGCCTCCGTGGCTTTCAGCCCCTCGTAGTCATCGCTACGCACCTTGGCGACAACGTGCTTCAGCACGCCAAGACCGCAACCACACTCGGTGGCCCGCACGTCGGGGTCTTTCACGGCCAACAGGGAGAAGCTGTCCTTGGTCTCGCAGACCACCATGTCGCCTTCTTTCAGGGCGAGGCCGAGGCAATTCTTGAAGTGGTAGCGCTGGAACTGGTGCCCTTCGTTGTTGCCGTTGATATACACGGCGGACACGATCTTCGCGCCCTGCTGAAGTTGCAGAATGGTGAGCATTTCATTGGTATTGCTGGTCATAGTCGTCTCCTTTTGTTCTTCGATGTCGTGGGGTGTGTGGTCGTTGTTGTCTATTTGTTCGTAAGGGTTGCGGAACAGAGGGGTATCCGAAAACGTGGCGGGCCTCTTCTTCAGTTCGTTGCGGATGCACCCGGCTGTTTCGCGGTAGGTGGTGTACATGTTGCACCTGCCGTGGCTGGTGGTCGGCGGTATCACTTCGATACCCCCCACCACCTTTGCGGGCAGCCTGAAATAGCGAGCGTCCTGCCAGATAACTTCGCCAGACCGGTTGATGTCGAACACGCCGCACAGGTTGTTGCTGGCAATTTGGAAGTGGATGCGCACCTTATGGGGCGACAGCGGTTCGGTTAGGATGCTATAGTCAGGCATTGGTCGTCTCCTACCGGCTGTTCCTGGTGATATCGGCCCCGGCGTGTTCCATCATGCCAAGTACCTCGTCCTTGGGCTGGATGCACCAGACCGCGAACTCGCTTGTGCGGCGCTCGACGATGCAGCCGGGCACCAGCTTGCCGCCCTTGCGCTTGGTGCTGACGTCCCACGACTTGACCATAGCGATCTCGTCTAGGTGCAACACCACTTCTTCATCGTCTGCGCATTGCAGGGTGATGAACTTGGACATATCAGTCCACCTTCACGGAAGGGGCCGCGAACTTGGTCACGAGCATACGCGAAACGGCGGTGGACGCTGCGGACCCGGAGGCCAGCTTCTTGAACGGGGTGGCGGTGAGTTCATACTTCACCCGGAGCAGGTCGTCAAACGCTACACCGGCAGGCTTGTCCGGCGCGGCCTCGTAGGCTTCGCGAGCGGCGACGACCATACTGGATTCAATCTTGCGGTCGACCTTATGCGTGAACTTCACGAACCGACCGTTGGACAGTTCGTAGTTGTTGACGCCCTCCTTCAGGTCAACACCGTAAAAGGCGCGAAGGCTGTCCGCGATACCGTCACGAAGGCGACGCTCGGCGGCTTCGGCGGGCTTGAGTAGGGACTTAACCTCCTCAAGCATCGCCTGGAGAGCAGCGTGCTCGTTGACGACCTTTTCAAAGTCGTTGGCCGGTTCGTCAACGGCGGGTTGATGGTTCATCATGCCATACCGCTCAAGGGCTTCGGCAATCCTTTTCAGGTGGTCTTGCATTTCGGTTACTCCTTGGTTGCGGAACCTGTTTACGGGCAACCGCGCCCCGAGGCAAGATAAAAAGTCGGTGAGTATACAGATTGCTACATATAGCGTCAAGCGTTCCTGGCAGCACAAAGAAAAGGGGGTTGCGGTTTTACCGAATACCATGCCATAAACAAGGCCCACGCGCAGACGGAGTAACTGATGAAGCACAGCAACCTGACCGGCGCAGTCCGGCACCTCTTACATTCGCGTGACTACACTGGCCACCGTTGTAGGAGCGAGTTTGGTACCGGGGTCACATGGTTCAGCGAGTTCATGCGCGGTAAGCGCGAAGGTGGAGACTCTGCGGTACTTATCCAGATATACGAGACCCTTTCCGGCGAGCGTCTTATACCCGAGGGGACCCCAACGATGGAACCTTTGTATTCGTTGCCGAAGGGGCCTAGACCTCGCAAGAAGCCCTGTCCGCCTCTTCCAAATAAAATGGTCCGACAGGTGGAGTAGACCTGCCGGACCGGTTTACCCACTAGCGCAAGGATGCAAGCGCCTGTGGACAGCAACGGCCAATGAGTGCCACAACACAAGCCGGGCTGACAACCCCAAAAATCCAAAGGATGCAAGATAAAATGCTCAGGAGCACAAATGATTGTTGGTAAGGGCTACGCGGACACCCGCAGGGAAGACCGAGGGGCGTACAACACGACCACATTCCAAGCGATCGTTGAACTGGCGCAGGTCGAACAGCACGCGCCGCCGTGTCACAACGGTAAGGATCATTGGTGGGTCATCCCCCACGACTTCACAGGTCCGGACGGTAGGTCGTTCCTGACTCTGTACCGAGACAACATTCCCGCCAAGGCAACGGCGCTCTGGGCTGACTTCGACCGTGGCGACCCCACGTTCGAGCAGGTGCTCACGTTCGCAAAGCAGGTGGCGCAGGGTTGTCAGTTCCTTCTGTACACGACCCGTAGCAACGGCGAAGTTAGAACAGAGGACGACATCTGCCCCAAGACAGGAATTGTTGACAAGGCGGGCACGGTCAAACGCAAGTACCGGGTCATCTGGGATGTGGAACCCTTCCCGCTGCAAGCGGTACAGTCGGTTAAGGAGGTGATCTGTGCAGCGGCGGAACAGGCTGGGCTTGTTCCTGACTGGTCGGCTTCCCGGCCCTGTCAGCTCTGCTACCTTCCCAACCGGGGGCCAGAGTACCAGTTCCACCACCAGCCCGGACAGCCTATCGCCATCCAAAACTCGTGGATGTACGAACCTGCTCTGGAGCGGTTGGAGCACACTCAGCGGGCGGATTACAGCGGTGAGCGGAACGAGACAGAGCGAAGCCCCCGTCGGGCGTTCGCCGTTAAACACCCGACCGCTGAATTGCTCGCCATGTACGGGTTTGAGACCCGCAACGGCGACGACTGGCACCATCCGGGACAGTCGACCAAGTCATACGGAACCAAGGTTGACGACGACGGTCGGGGTTGGGTCACTGCATCGGAGTATGTGGAGAACCTGCTCGGGCGCAAGAACGGCGACGGGTTTGACCTGTTCGTTGCGCTGCAACACGGCGGCGACGAAATCGCGGCGTTCAATTACGCCAAGCAATGCCTCAAGGAACTTGACGAAGCCAAGTATGGCACCGCCACCAGCGAGCACGGGAGCCAGTTGTGGAACGGTCTGTACCGCATCGGCAGCAAGTCGGGTCCAGCCGGTGTCCGCGAGGACCTCGCCAAAAGCGCCGAAACGCTTCAGGAAATCAAGGTCGCGCCCATTGACGACCCCGAACTTCAATGGGACATCGGCTGGCCGCCCGGCCTCGTTGGTGAGGTAGCGAAGTGGATCTACACCACCAGCCGCAGGCCGGTTAGTCAGTTCGCCATTGCGCAAGCGTTCTATGTCGCGGCGGGGATCCTTGGCGCGCGGTACAATATCGACGGAAGCGGTGTCAACCTGTACATGGTCATCGCTGGTGACTCTGGCGTCGGCAAGGGCGAAAGCCAACGTCGGCGCGAAGCCTTGCTCGCCGAGGCGTTCAAGATGGCTCAGGACCCGGCAGCAATGATCGACATCTTCGGGCACGACGTAGCGGCTTCGGCTCCGGGCTTGCGCAAGATGTTCAGCGGCGACTACCAGACCCGCGCGGCGTACAAGGAAGACTCCGACGCCCTGCTCAACAACCTGACAGCTTCTGCGCCTGACAGCAACGGCGAACGGCTCAGGGCCGAGATGTCAAAGCACTGGGACAAGTCCGGTCGGAACAGGGTGCTAGGTTCGGTCGGGTACGCCAAGGACGAGCACAAGATAAACGCGGTGGTCAGTCCGGCGTACACCGTAGGGCTGGACACCCAAATTCCTCCGGTGAAACGGTTCCTTGGTACTCCGGCGGTGACCCTCGGGTTCGCGCAGAGGTTCCTGTACTTCATGTACGAGGGACCAGCCTTTAAACCGAAGCGCGGCATCGACGCCTCGGTACCGCAGGCGCTCGCGGCGCGTGTGGCGCAGGTCTACCGGCACACGGCCACAATGGGCGGCGACACCGTACACGACGTGCACTGCGCTACAGAGCTCCAGGATCGGCTGGAGGATCTGGAAGACCACTACATCGACCTCATCAACAAGGACAAGACGTCCAACGATATTTTCAACCGGGCGCAGGCGCAGGTCAGCCGGTTGGCGGCCCTTATGGCGGCCATGGACAACCCGGAGAACCCGGTAATCAGCCCCGTCTATCTAGACTACGCCGAAACCGTAGCGGCCAAGAGCTACGGACGCGTGTCAGACATCTTGTTAACAGGTGAGGCAGGCGGCGGCGAAAGCGTCAGAGCAGCTAAGGTCATCAGGTTCATTGAGGCGTACACCCAAATGACCCCCGCCGCACGGCACAACCGAAAATGTCCTAAATGTCTGGACGGTCACGGCGATATCATTCCGGAAGTCGTGCTAGTCCGTGGCCTCCGTAGGGACCAGGATTTCAAGGGTACGGATCAGGGCCGCACGACAGAGGACCACGTTCGGAAGGCGGTTCAGGAACTGGTTCTGCAGTCTTACCTTGTACCAGTAACAGCGTCGGAACTCGCTGCTCAGCGGGGCATTGTTATACCGGGGCAGGTAAAAACGACGCTGTTCATGCTAGGCGACGGGTTTCAAAAGGGGGCGTAAAAGGGGGTAGAAATCCTGTACCCTTTTAATGCTAATAATAACAAGGAGTTACGGGGTTTTTAGGTGGTCAGAACCAAGGGTCGGAGTTCACGATGGACTACTTCTTTTCCTTTAATAACAAGGAGTTAACCCCGAAAGGGGCACAAAAAAGGGGGTACGTCGGGAAAGTGGCGGTTTGCGGGGGTAGTAGGCGGACAAACGCGCCGTTTTAACGTCTAGTTCCGAAGGAGCCCCACACCCCCCTTGTACCCTTTTACCCACTTCTCCTCATTAGTATTGTTTTTAAAGGATAAAAAGTGGGTAGAAAAGGGGTAGAAAAGGGGGCAGAAACTGGGTAGATCTAACCTCGGATGTGATAGGAGTTTTAAGATGGACGTTTTCACAGGAATATCTGTGATGTTGGATCAAGTAGACGCTCTGGATATGGCGTTCTTTCACGAACCTTTAGGTCCGACTGAGAACCCTGTCAGGGTGATCAATTCGTTCGTTGGTGGTCGACCGTTCAGACCTATGGCGGACGAGGTTGGTAAGATCTGTGGGGTTGCACTGGTGCACGAAGGTGCCAAGGCGACGGTCATAGGAACAGAGACTTCTGTGGCGTTGTGGCTGGAGCACTGGCCAAAGGTCAAGACGAAGGACGAGGTGGCGGTCAGGGAACTAAGATCACCCCGAATAACCCCGAGAGCAACCAGAGAAGGTAGAGAGGCCAGAGTCGCGCCTCTCCGGGTGGCGCACAGACTCTCGGGTATGTTCTTTGAGTTCAGGGTATGTGTTGGAGACCCCGAACATACGGGGGCCACAGAGGTCCAACTGAGAAAATCGGTCGGGAAGCGAAAAATCGGTGGAATCGCTCTTGCAGCCTCCCAGACCTCCGGCTAAGTTGAGTTCATAGGCAGCAACGCCGCAACACATCAAACGGAGTAAATCACATGTTCGCCATCGCACTCAACACCGCACCCAACGCCTTCATCCGCAACGAAGACGGCACCATCCGCACCTGGACCAAGAAGAACAGCGCGCAGAAGTTCCGTAGCGCCAAGAAACTTGACGGTATCGTGGTTGAACATAACCCCGAGGCAGTCACCACCGTCGACGGTTCGGTCAGCGCCTTCCTTCGCGCCGCCGCTGCTCGCTTCGCCAAGGACAAGACCTCTTACAAAGAGTTCCTTGCCCAAGCCGAGGCAACCGGCATCCGTCGTTCGCTGGCTCGTCGTCAGTACCGCAAGGTCCATGGCGCGGTGTTCGCATAAGACAACAAGGGCATCGGGTCAGCTCCCGGTGCCGCCACCCCCCAACGGGGGCCATCAACGTTAGGAACCATGATGCTCAGATATGAAATCCGTCCCGGCAAGATCTCGCCCTGTGAACTGGTCGCCATCGAACAGATGCACAAGGGTCCGGACATCACCGTCCTGATTGCAGGTACCTACACCGAATGTCAGCGGGTCCTGAACCATATCGAACACTATCGGCGGAAGTTGGAGGAACTTCGCATGGCAGTGAAGAAAACGACAACATCTCTAGAAAGGCTCTTGTGAGGGGTAAGAACTCGCTGTAAGAAGGGTTCATAGCAACACACACACCAAGGAGCCTTCCAATGTCCAACTTCACCGCCAAAGAAATCGCAGTTCTCACCGCCCTCATCGAAGCCTACGAATTCGAAAACAACGGTTGGGGCAGCGTGTACCTCGACAACGCCGCTCACGGTCTGTCGGACCGGTCGTTCGCGGGTGTTGCAGGTTCGCTCACCCGGAAGGGTGTCTACAACGACACCGGTGACTGCTTCTGCGAAGTTAAGTTGGACGCGCTGGACAACCTCGCCCCTGAGGAAGCCACCACTGAGGCAGCCGCCGCCAACGACCTGGACGCCGCAGCGTGGGCCGAGGGCAGCCGGGAAGAGTACCTCACCTTCGCAATGGGCCAAGGCTGGAGCCGCAGCAAGGCGCGCCGGGCATGGCGCAAGGTCTGGGGTTCCATGTACTCCTAAACCGCAGGGGCCGGGGTAACACCCGGCCCGCTTCGACGCCTAGCGGACCGCAGGGCGACGCAGGGGTCGGGATACAGGGTGCCGGGGTACCCCTACCGACCAAACGCCATGCAAGAACCCTGCATGGGACTTAAAACAGAGGAAGACTGATGTACGGAATACCGAGCGGCCCATACTACACACCTGAACTGATCGCCAACCCCAAGCTGCGGCCTGGAAGACGTGTGCGGGTGATCCCAAACGAGGAGTCCGTGTTCTACGACATGGTCGGTAGGGAGGGCACACTTGTCAGTCGTAACGGTAGTGGATATCTGGTCTACTTTGACGACTACATTGACTTGAACGCACCGTTGTCGGTGCTGGAATTCCTGCCCGACATAAAGCAGAACACCCACTTATTCTCGGACAGGCTCGGGAAAGAGTCTTGCGTCCCCTACGAATTGAACGTATGAAGGGTTCAACAGCAACAAAGGAGCCTCACAATGACCACTTTCACAATCCTCCGCAAGTCCGCCCCCGCAAGCCCCCGCGCCGACGTTAAGTTCACGCCGGTGTGGCGCATCCAGCACAAGGGTTTGGACTACACGAAGGCCAAGGCGATGGTTGACAGCCTGAGCGGCCCGCTCCAGAAGAACCGCATGATCGTCGCGGACCACCTCGTGAGAGACTACCTGTGATCCGCCGCGCCCAACTCGTCGCCCTCGTGGTACTGGCCTTGGCCCTGCTCGTGGGCCTTGGTATCGCATACGATGCAACGCTCGTGTGCCTCAACAACGTCGCAGCACAAGGAACCTGTTTGCCATGAAAAGATTTTCCGTAACCAACGCGCACGGGCACGGCCCGACCGAATTCAAGCAAGACCCAAATGGGACGCTCGTCCGTATCGAGGATGTGCGCGAGCTGGTTCGGCCGCTGCATCGCGCGGCCAGCAAGATTTCACTGTATGGGGCCACCGTGGCGCGCTTGCAAGCGCTGGAGGAAGCCCTCAAAGCATTTGACAACGGGGATATCAGCGAATGAGCAGCATGACCACCCGAAGCGCATTGCGCATCTACAATGAACTCGACCGGCCCGAGTGGACCCGGTCCGATAAGATCGACGCGGTGCAGAAGCTGCGGAAGCAGGGCTACCGCAAGGAAGCCATCACCATCAAAAAGCACTTGGAGGAAACGAAATGAGGACGGTCGTTAGCATCAAGTACACCTTCGCCGAAGGCAACCGCTGCACGAACGTTCAGTGCGTCAGGCCGGAAGGCAGTAAGAGCACCAGCCGGTTCCCGGGGCATATTACCACCATCGCTGAGGCCCAGCGGTATGTTGACTACTTAGAGGAGATGAAATGGCTGAATACGAATTGAAAGCGGGCCAGAACTCCCCCTGCGAGTTGTGGACCACCGAAGGCACGTTCCTGATGGAAGGCACTCACGCCGCCTGTCGCCGGGTTATGGATCAACTGGAGGCCCAACGCCGCGAGATTGAAGACCTGCGGGTGTTCATCAAGGGTCAGGCCGACAACGCTTTGCGGATGCTCAAATAAGGGGCTTTACAGCCTGTCCTGCCCCGTGCTAGGGGTAGGGCACTTCCCTGTTGGACCTTGGCGGGGGTCACACCTAAGCGGCCCCCGTCCCTTTCAGGAAGCACCAGCAACTGGAGCACGACACCCATGGTTGAATCCGTACAATCCTATCGAACCAGCGATGGCGGCCTCTGGCCCACCAAAGCTGACGCGCTCGCCCACGAAATCGAAACACTGCTGACGCACCATGCAAGCGACGGCCACCTGTCCACCCGTCAGGTTGGCCTGCTTCTGGCGCACAAGCCCAAACTGCGCTCTGATCTGCGCAATATCCTGAAGGAGTTTGACTGATGTATTCAATGGACCAATTGCGCGATAAGCTGCAACGCAGCCCTACGCAGACTGTTCGCTTTCTGGCACACCTGCCGGATCAAGAGTTGCGCGACCTCTACAAGCTCATGACCGGCAGGGACTGGGACGACAAGCGCTACGTCTATTCCTACGAACCCGCCGAAGACGAGATTTACTACGACGACAATGCTGAGGATCTCATGGCAAACTTCGGCGTATGGCGGCATGATCTGCGCTGCTTTGAACTCGGGAAGGAGGTGGTCATTGACTGAGTACATCCTTCCGGCTGTTTATGTGGTGGGGGCGGGCGCGTTCGCCACTCTGCTGCTCGCCTATGAACAGGACACCGGCGACCATATACCGCGCCACATCTTCGCACTAGGGGTGGTGGTGTGGCCGGTGTACTTCTTGTGCGCGTTGGCCTTCTACCTCTACAGCCGGTGGAGGGGCTGATGCGCTCCATGTTCTATACTCCATAGGAGAAGACGACAATGACAAATATCACCCCTGAAAAGATCGCCGAGGCTGGCAAGGCGTTAGGCAAGCTGGCAGGTGAGGACCCTGCACAGACCTACGTTCTGGCCCTCACGGTGGCCGCAATGGTCGGCGTGAAACTCGGCCGCAGCTCGACAGACATCCGCACCGACCTTATCGGGGTATGGCCCACGGAGGGAGGGGCATGAAATACCGCTGGCACCTGAACAAGGTTGACGGGACATCCGAAGGCGGCATCGAGGAAGAGCTCTATCGCGCCTACAGCGGCATCAAGGGATGCCCATGGGAAAAGATCATTGACGGCTACATCGTACAGGTGGACGGCGTCACCGGCCTGCCGCAAGGCCGACCCGTGGTCACGTTCCACAACCACCTGAACAAGGTTGAGGGCACGCCCAAGGGCTGCCCCCATTGCGACAGCGCCAACGTCCGGCAGACCATTGACAGTCATCTGGGCGTGTTGCTGCACTGCGAGTGCGGCATTATCACCGCATTCAAACACCGTCCCACCGGGATCGACACCAAGGCGCTGGCCATGTGGCAGCGGCGCGACAACCTTCCAGAGGACGATGAACTCTGGATCAACTTCGAGGAAGAATGACATGGACCTGAAAGCGAAAGCCACCCGCATCCACAAGCACACGGTCGCCGTTGGCTGGTGGGATGAGTACCCGGACCGCTCGCACCGTCATGACATCATGATCATGTGGGCAATCAGCGAATTCGGTGAAGCCTTCAACGGACACCGCAGACAGTGCAACGACGACCGGCTGACTGAATGGCCTCAGTTTGACGTTGAACTGGCCGACGTGGCCATCATCCTGCTTGACTTGGCTGGTGCGTACAACATCAGCTTCAGTATGTTCCACATGGGAGAACTCGCGTCCTCGTTCCGTAGGTACTTGCACGGTAGCAGCGTTTCAGCCGAACTCAACCGGGCTGTGAAGTTCATGTTGGACGGTAACGACCGTGAACAACAGGTGCTTCGCGGCCTCGCGGCTGTCATCACGGTGGCCAACCGCAATGGGGTGAACATCGACAAGCTGATTGACCTGAAGCAGGCATACAACGAACACCGCGTAGATCACAAACGCGGAAATCAGAAGAAAGCCGGGTAGAGCTTGCCCTCGCGCCCCCTATTGCTTAGGGGGCGACCACACCATACCACACAGGAGAAAGACCGAATGAACCTTCAAATCGCATCGTGCCGGGACACAGGCATCGACGGTCCACAGGGGAAGCGTTGATGGTTATCAAATCACCAAAGTCAAAAGGGTCCAGCGGCGAGCGCGAAGCCGCTGCACTCCTGACCCGTTGGGCGGCAGAGATTGGTGTCAGCCTCGACCTTGAACGCAATCTTGAACAGGTGCGCGCTGGAGGGGCTGATATCAACGGAGTGCCGGGACTTGAGATAGAGGTCAAGCGTGTTGAGGCCCTGTCGATTCCGGCATGGTGGCGGCAGATCACCACGGCGACCAACAAGAGCGGCAAACACCCGCTGCTCATGTACCGGCAGAACCGCAAGCGGTGGCAGTTCCAGACAGTTCTGTACACCGCCCACTATCCAACCAGCGGGGGCGGCTTCGTGGCCCCCGTGATTGCAACCATGGACGAGGCGAACGCGAAGGTATGGTTCCAGTCATTTTTGAAAGCGAAAATGACATGACGGGCGGCCTGAAAAACTTCGCTGACTGGTTCAAGGATACCGACGAAGCCACGCCCTACCGCAACGCGATGGACCTAGCAGACAAGATGCCTTTGCAGGTGCGTGACGCGGTTAAGGGGCAGATCAACAACAGCGCTTATCAGCGGTGGAGAAATTATTTGACAAGAAATCGAAAAGGGGTCTTGTGACCCGTTCTCGAACGCTGTAGACAGGTGTTACACAAGCAACGGAGCAAGACAAATGGACATCATCATCACCATCCCCGCCCCTTACCAACTTCCCAAAACCGCCAAATGGTCCGCATGGGTCCACATTGACGGTGACAAAGAAGGCATCGCCACTCAAGTCGGGTACAGCGACTACGATTGGGACGCGATCAACAAAGCACGCAGCCACGCAGCCGAACTGAAGCGCGTTTTGGAATTCGCCGGATCTGTCGTGACCGTGGTTGACGAAACCGGGGCCGAGTGAATGACCTACTACCACGCAAACAAGAAAGCAGCTATCGAGGCGGGCGAGGCCCGCTTCGGTGGCAGGTGGAACGTCAACGCTGAGCTGGTCCCGTGGAACGGGTGGGTGATTGTGTTGCGACCCTTGTCCCTGGACTACATTCAAGAGCCGCTGGAGCCGATTCTGGCCTACGCCGAGGTGCGTATCGAACACACCATCCGACGCCTGCCACCAGAGTACAAGAAGCCGCCCAAGGCGTCGGAGGAAAGCACCGGACGCAGCGCGCGCCGTAGACGACGCAGTGGTCGGGACAAGCCTGTCGCCGCACCCGTTGCCCCGCCACCGCCCCCGTCCCGACCCACGGGGGCCGCAGCAGCTCCGCCGCCCCCGCCACCGAAGAGGCCCTGAATGAAACTGACGATCTTCAACTGTCGGCGACCCTACGAGTTGTTCACGCTGTACAAAGAATCCCACGGGGTCTACATCCCCGTGGAACGTCGCCGCAGGGTGGACGCCAAAACGCATAAGACGGTCGTTAGCTTCAGCGCCGCCATGATCGGTCTGGTGTTCGTTCCGCTGCACCGAGCGCCGGACTTCCGCAGGGACGTTCCGGAACACTTCCGCATTCGCCAGATGTACGACCAGAACTCCCGCCCCCGCATCGTGGAATTAAGCGAACTGATTACGATGCAGGAAATCCTGAACCGGGAGTTTGAGGGTGAAGTTGAAGAGGAGACAGCCGATGACGAACTGTGGCTGAACATCGGTGACTGTGTTGAGGTTACGGCTCACACGTATTTTAGCGGTCTCCGGGGTGAGGTGCAGCGAATACGATCGTGCGGTAAGGTGCGGTTGAAGGTGGAGGGTACAGCGTTGACCAATATCGTCGAAATCCCGAAGAAATTCCTGCGGAAATGCGCGTAGGGGGTTGTCAACCTACTGTGTGTTGTGTAAAGGCTGGTTTCAACGAGTGTTGACAGCCGCCGTGTCTCGGGGATTAACTGGCAAAACTCTTCACAAGTGGGGCACTCATCCGAGTGAAATGTCGAGGAATGACGTACAATTATCGGGACCTCCTGAGTAAGCGTAAACGGAACACGGTGTTCCTTACGCCGGAGGATTTCCTTGAAGCCTGTGCGGGATACTTCGAATGGTGCGAGTCGCACCCACTGCAAGAGGAAGAGTCTTGGCAATACCAAGGGACCGTGATCAGGGACTGGAAGTCCAAGGTTCGACCGTTCACCAAGAAGGGCCTCTGCGTCCATCTGGGGATTCCCGAGTCCCGGTTGTCGTCTTACCGCAAGCGAGAGGGTTGGGAAGAAGCCGCTGAACTGGTAGATCAGATCATCTACACTCAGAAGTTTGAGAACGCCGCTGCCGGTTTGCTCAATTCGAATATCGTTTCTCGCGACCTAGGGTTGACCGATAAACAGGAAGTGACTACGGATAATGTGACGCAGGTCACAACATACGCATACGCACTACCGAGCAACGGGCGAGACGATCCAATCGATGACCGCGCCGATTAAAGTCATTCGCCCGCAGGCGGGCCCTCAAGAAGCTTTTCTCGCTAGTTCTGCAGACATCGTCATTTACGGCGGAAGCGCGGGCGGCGGTAAAACATGGGGTCTACTCATGGAACCGCTGCGCCACATCCACAACCCCGGATTTGGCGCGGTATTCTTCCGGCGCAATACCACACAGATTCGTACCGAGGGCGGCCTCTGGGACGAGAGCATAACGCTCTATCATCCAGTTGGGGCGACACCGCGAGAGAACGTACTAGACTGGAAGTTCCCCTCGGGCGCGACGGTAAGTTTCAACCATCTAGAGCACGAAAAGACGAAGCACAATTACCAAGGGGCGCAGATTGCGCTTTTGTGTTTTGACGAACTTACGCACTTCAGTGAAAGTCAGTTCTTCTACATGCTGTCGCGGAACCGAAGCATGTGTGGGGTTCGGCCTTATGTGCGGGCCACTTGCAATCCAGACGCCGACAGTTGGGTGGCCAGTGTGATTGCGTGGTGGATTGATCAGGAGACTGGATACGCGATCCCGGAGCGAAGCGGCGTCGTTCGCTACTTTGTTCGAAGCGGTGATACGCTGCACTGGGCAGATCACCCGGAGGAGTTGGCGCATCTAAAGATGCTTGACGAGAATGGCGACGAAGTACCGATCCCGCCCAAGTCGCTGACTTTCATCAGCGCCAAGCTCACCGACAACAAGGCGCTAATGCGCTCCAACCCAGATTACCAAGCTAACCTTCTCGCTCTTCCACGGGTCGAGCGGGAGCGCCTACTTCAAGGCAACTGGAAAGTCCGGCCTGCGGCTGGTATGTACTTCCAACGTTCTTGGTGTAACATACC